GAAATACCGTGTCCAACAGCGTAGGAAGCAACCATCATGGTGGACTGAGTCATCGCTTTGTACTCAGATCCAGTCATCTGCATATTGAGGTCCTTAAGAGCCACTGTGCCGACTGCTTCTTTTGTGAAGCAAAGGGCGAACAAGTTAGCAATACTTGAAGTGTTGCCTTGCTCATCCTGCCAGTAGTCATTAGTACCTGCAGCAGCAGTACCGTCTGAGCCGTCGTTACCATTGATGTAGTTAGGACGCTCACCACGAGTTGTAGCAGCTTGGTTAGCTTGACCGATGTAGCCCTGACGAGCTGAGTTGTAAGCGTTATCACCAAGATGATTAGATACACGGATTTCAAAACCAGCAACGCTAAGAACGTTGTTACCTTTGAATGATCCGTTTGCACCACCACCTGAGTTCCAGTCTGTATTGATAGCTCTAGAAGAAGCAATCAAGTCATAGTAAGCACCAGGACCAACTACAGCTACACGACCCTCACGAGGAGCATCTTTCTCATCAAGTGCTTGACAAGCGATATAGAACTGCTCAACAATCTCATCACCACGAGTAGATCTTGTAGCGTTAAGAGTACCTGTTGTTAGTGCAGTTCCACCAGGAAGTGCGTTCAGAACGAATAGACGCTCTCCAACCTTGAAGGTTGAATCAGTACCTGTACCAATAGCTCCAACAGGAGAGATAACGAATGTTGCAGCACCGTTAGAAGGAGCTGTAGTGATAACACCGTAAGCACCTGAATCCTCACCATAAACACTTTCACCAACAGCCCAGTATGAAAGCTCAGCAGTTGCGAAGTTAGCACTTATAGTTACGGTTCCGTTAGCGGCTACAGAGTTGACAGTACCACCTGCGATTTGGAATCTCTTAGAATCCCAATCCTTAACACGTCCATCAGACTCGGAAGCTGTTAGAAGTGTACGGACTAGACGCTGGTCATAGGCCCTTGAAAGTGCCCTACCTAATTCTTTTGAGTAGATGCTACGAACGTCCCAATGGAGTTTGGCTTCATCTAAATCATAAATTGAGGCATCAGCGATGAGTAGATCGTCGATTGTAATAATCTTTGATCCTGTCATCCCTTTGTTTCCTTGGCCTGTTATCCAATCGCCTGGACGATGGTAGCGGCTAGAAAAGCGTCCTGTGATTGGAAACTCAGCGGATTTACCCGATGAGATGGTACGCTTTTGGGTTAGATCTTTGAAAATAGTTTCTCTATTGAAGACCGTTAGGACTTCTCCAGAGAAGATTTTCATAAAATTTGCATTCTCCTTTTCGTAGTTACCAGCAGCAGACCCAGCATTATACTGAGCGCCATTAATGCCACCTAACCTGGAGATGCTCGAAAAATCTGGCATCGATTTAATAGTTAAAATGCTTAATGCTTAGTACACCACTGCTGTTATCTCCTCAGAGGCAACAATATAAATACTTAAGCTTCTTTAATATTAGCTTATCTAGGAAGTAATACGTTACTACGTCCTAGCTTTTCTTCCACATCTCTGGTATAAGCATCATCTTTTAAATACCTTTCGTCGTTCATAGCCTCGATAACTTCTTGATTAGATCTATATACATCAGTAGTACGACCTGTTAGTTTTCCTCCTATTAAGTCTGGTTCAGAGCCATTACTTTCGGTATAAGCAAACGCCATAGATTGAAGTGCATTCCTCGCCCTGAAGTAGTCACCACTAGCAACCTCCCTGTTATAGACGGTTAGCTCATCTTCATTAAGAGCACCTTTAGCCCACTCGTGTATTTTGGAGAAGGCATCTTTACCTCCTACACTTTCCAGAATAGCCTGCTCCTCTTCTTGAGTAATAGGACCACCGTCTAGGTCATCAGTCTTCGCCTCAGTCTCTTCTGTTCCCTCTTTAGATTCCTCTTCAGTCCTTTGATAGCCTGAACGGTCTCCAAGTTTCTTTTCAAGCGCTTGGTAAGCTTCAAGGAGGTCATCCGCAGTTTTGAATTTACCCCCGATAAGTTCTTCTTGAGGTGGTTGCTCTTGAGGTTGTTCTTGATCGCCCTCTTTGAGAATTGCGAGATCCGCTTCGTTATACGGCCCAGTTTCCTGTGTACCTGTGCCATCGCCAGAATTTAACTCCATAATTAGCCTATACGAAGAGATAAGTCAGAGCCTATTGTGGCACGTTTCTGACTTTCAATAGCATTTACATATTCTTGGTAAATCTGAGGCTTCTTTTCCTTCAGTTCTCTAATACGCCTCTCAATTTCACTCTCTTCTTTAGGAGGTTTAATATCTACCTCTTCTGTAATAACAACTTTAGGCTCCTGCTTGGGCCTCTGAAATTTCCTGTCCCGTCCTGATTGAGTCATTTTCTGCTTTGATAAGGGCTGCTTGTTTTGCAGGATCATTTTGTGGGTCCTGCCCTGCAGCTTGTTGTTGCATCATCATAGCCTGTTGTTGCTCCTCTGCCACTAGCTCTTCTTCAGATTTTATTAGCTTGTAAGTATCTAAACCGTCAGAAGCTGCAAGTCTTGTAATCAGTTCTTGGTTATTAACAAACTTACTCATAACCTCAGGACCTAAGGTTTGAGCTAGGGTTTGAATAAATTCTATTAATTTAACTTTATCGTTACCTCTACCTAAAGCATCTAATCCAGTCGTAATTCTAGGCTTCACAATATCCTTCGGTAATTTCGGTAAACGACCCTGACGTTCCATTAGAGCCATCTTCCTATTAACCATAGGTAGCTGTAGTTCTACAGAAAGTATGGAATAGACCCCTCCCAACCCTGTCTCCAATTCCTGGGCAATCATTCTGATCTCTTCCGCAGTGACTCGGTCCCGTCCTTGAGTACCAGCTTGGATAGCACTATTCAATAAGAAAGCAAAACTAAGTCTTTGTTCTATTCGAGCAATAGTATTCAGGGCAACCGTAAGGTCGGCCTGCTTATTCATTTGTAGTGGTGCTACATCATTAGGATTACCAGCCACAATGCTACCATTGCTAGCTCTAGCCAAACTATCGGGTCGTGTAGTTCCATTTGGATTACATAAGAATATTATTTTAGCTGCTGCTGCAGATCCTTCAACAATTGATTTAGATAAATACTCAAGAGACTTAAGGTCCCCTAAGAGGTCTTCACAGAAGCTACGTCCATAAGCTTCGTGAGCTACTCGGAAAAGACGTAAAGGGATGAATGGGCACTTATCCATAGGAGAAGAGCCAGGTTTACCTATCTTCTTGTTATAAACTTCTTGATACCAATTACATTTATCCTTCTTATAATCCCACTGAACATGAGTAAATAAGAAAGTAGTTTTATCTACAAACTTTCCATCACCATTCTTAGGAGCTGTACCTTCAGGTAAGACATCAGTACTAACTTCTTCTCTAATAACGACTTCTAAAATATTTCCTTCTGGATCTCTCTTTAAACAGAAAGACTTAAGAGGGTAGACTCTAGTACCATTTTCAGCAATATATAATAACGCATTACCACTAACAATGAGATGTTTAAGAGCTTCAAACAGAGCAGTCCTATCTCCTGACTCCTCTATGTCTCTCATAACAGCTCTCTCCATTAGAGAAAGCTGTTGATCAAACTGTGATTGGATTTCTTTATAGTTATCTAGCTCCTTTTGGAGCTTCATATCATCTACAGATAACCTAAAAAATGCTTGGTTTGGAGGTAATAAAGCAATTAAAAGTTTACTTGCTAAATGATTTACACCTCTAGCTCCTAACCCCTGGTAAGTAGTATTAATTTTTGTATAAAGATTTCTACCACTACTCTTATCATTCTCAGTAATAAGAGTAGGTAAAGTGTATTTACTACACTCGATACCTCTATCGAGATAAATAGATTTCTCTGGCTCTAAAAAGTTATAAAGAGCCTGAGCTGTGTTTTTAGACATTTAGACCGCCAGTACCAGTTTTAGTTGTACCACCTCCAGTACCACCTCCCATAGCTAAAGCAGAGTTAGCCTCCACTTTAGTCCTTAAAGCTCTAGGTGTACCAACTCTCTTTCTAGATTTTCTACCAACATTATGAGCTTGACGTTGTTGTTGAATCCTACCTTGTAAATTTGATTGTTGTATTGCCCTTTGAGAAGCCCCTCGCTGTTGTGCTATCGATTTAAGTGCCGTCTGCTGGGCTACATTCGCTTGGTCAATAGATAACTGAGTTTTCCTCCTAGTCTCAGCTAAATTAGTTTCAAATTGTAATTGATTCTGTTTTGCAGTCGCTTGCATCTGTGCAATCTCTTTATCAGATTGCTCACGCATTAAACGTGCATCTTCTCTTGCTTGAGCAGCAGCTCTTCTAGCGTTTGCTGCAGCTTTTTGAGCTGCGTAAACTGTGGCTCCACCAGTAGCTAAGGAACCAAGAATAATAGCGGTGGTGGTAATAGGTTCTGCCATATCTTAGTTGTACTTAGTTTCTTCTTGTAGTCTATACTGATCTTTCAAATGACGTACAACCGCCACCTGTCCAGCGTTAAACCATATTTGTTTCTCTTCCATACTAATATCTGGAGCCTTATCTGGATAGGCCTCTTCTAAATATTCAATTAATTGCTCATCAATTATAGGAATCATATATTCAAACCAGTTGGGTTAATAGCACCAGGCTCAGTACCACCATAACCCCCAGGAACAGGTGTTGCTATAGGTGTTCTTGTAACAGTTGGTCTTGCTGTATCATCTTCTTCTTCTGGTATATCTGCAGCAGCCTGTTGTTCTGCAATTTGAGCTTGTCTAGCTGCTGTAGCAGCATCTATTTGTGCTTGAACTCTACTAGAAGCACTTAAACGCTTAGATTCAAGTTCAGCAATTCTAGTTTTCTCTGCAGTTTCAGCTTCTATTCTTTGAGATTCTTTAGTAGCTGCTTCTTGCTCTGCTGTGGCTTTAGATAGGTTAGCTTTCTGCTCCTCTGTCTGTCTTTTAATATCAGCAGCAGCAGTATCATAAGCTTTTTGAGCTTCAGCCTGTTCAGCAGCAGCCCTTTCTAAATCTTCCCTAGCCTCTCTACGTTTCCTAGCTCCTGATATTTCTTCTACAACTGTATCAACCGTTCTCTTTACAGTTGATACTGCATCTGCAACACCTCTAGCTACGTTTCCTACTACGTTTGAAGCAGTCCTAACAACGTTCTTAACAGTCCTTTTTACCCAACTAAATAAACCCATTATGCGTAACTCGGTAAATCGGAATTGCTAGTTTCAAAGAAAGCAGGAACCCTAGCTCTCTTTGTATCAGCTAGACCTTCAGCTTTACCACGATACATGAGGTTATCACTTTGTTCTAACCAAAACTTTTTGTTTAGATAACGATCCTCAGAATCACCTAAAGGCTGGAGTACCCAGTTAATAGTAGCCTTCCTTAGTTTATCTAAAGATGGGCTAGGTGTTAAGCCCAGCTCTTTACATACAAGACTATGACC